ATATGAAAGGAAATCATAACTTTCCCCTTTTATAAGATGTTGCATTGCTCGTACATTAAGTGGCAGATTCATATTAATAAAGGAGTTAAAGATGACACCACCATAAACGTTTCCATCGTTATCAAAGCCAAGTACTACAAAAAATTTATCACGACTGGTATCTCCGGGTTTGGGTACTACTCCATTGGCTTTGTTCATCGTAACAAAAAATACATCCCCTATCTTAACTTCCGAAGGCTTCATCAAACGCTATTGAATCATTAATATATTTGACAAGTTCATCATTAGCTCCTCCGTCACGGGCAATATCCCCCGGATCAATAACATGATTCCCCTTTTTGTCTCTCGCTTTTTGCCAACAAGTTGTATGAGAAGTTTTTTCCAACTCCTTAAAACTCATTTCCCCATATTTGGAAATGCATGCATCCAAAGTTTCTTTGTCATACTGGGATAGGTAATCCATATCAGGATCACGTTTAGATAATAGATAGTAATCTACAACATTAACATCATCTTTCATGTTTGAAAGAACACTTTTTTGCCCCTGTATTGTACTATACAAAATTGTTGGTACTGGTCCATGGGGAAGAGCGCAAAACTTATCTGCTATCATCAGTTGTCCCCAGTCAACCAAACTGCGTTGATTAGCAAAATATAATATCTTGAACAAATGATAATAGTCCATACCCCCAGTTTTATTAAGGATATAAAGTACTATTTCTATGATTTTTTGTTGTTCAAATTTTGTCATTTTTTTAGGGTTCTTGGTCACTAATTATATAACTGCATATTCAAATATATGCATTTTAATGCAAAGAAACAAACAATAATTCAATAAGCAAACGATTAACGGCTTAATTAACACGTTAATTAACATGTTTATAGCTAAAATATCGGTTTATTAGGGAGCTATATAAATAAAGAGATGCATTTCATCCCTTATTTGTTAGCCTTTCTCGATTGTTGTTTTGACTACTATCGGTTGTCCGCAGTGGGGGCAGATGTCAGACTTGGTTTGTTGGGCGACTTCTTCCGGGGACGCGAATAGCTGCCACATGGGGACGTTGATAGCTTCTGCTATTTTGGCTAATACTTTTATGGAAGGATTTCCTGATATATGCTGATTAAGTCCACTTAAAGTTATACCTATTTTTTTAGCTACATCTTGCGTAGTCATCCCTTGTTGTTCTATAGCTTCTCTGATTCTCATATAATAAAGTGATTAATATTTATAGCAAAGGTAGTAATATTTCGCATGCAACAAGTTATAACTTGTATAAACAAAGTTAAAGACAAGTTTTTTCTTGTTGTAATGTTTGGATAAACAAGCTATAACTTGTATCTTTACATCAAATAAAAGAACTAATAACAATTAACTCCTAAATATATGAAACGCTACAATTTATCAGAGATAATGAAAAACGCTCACAGATCGTATAAGTATTCAGGCAAGCAGCAAGGTAAGACTTTCGGTGAGGTGCTTAAAGCAACTTGGAAGCTTGCAAAACTTCAAGCTATCTTCACGCAGGAAGCAGTAAAAGCACGAACTGATAAATTTTTGACAGAAAGTAACGAAGCTATAAGAAGAGCGGATAAGTCTACTCCTAGCAAAGCATACAATGATTTATCAATTCCTTCGTCGGCATATTACAATCCGAATAGCACCGGTAGATATGGGGCCCATTATGTAGGAGATTAACTAACACTTTAAAATATAAAACAATGAAATACGAAGTTTCTAAGAAAGGTTCAAGCGTAACATTTAAGTTCGAAACATACGAACAGGCGGCTGATTTCTGCTATATGTATGTCATGTCAATGCACGTGAAAGGTGATAGATTCCCTGAACTTTCAATTAGAGAGATAAGCGAGTAATCAGAACATTAAAATTTAGAGCAATGGATAATATTTTGAACTCAACAGTTGAAATGAGCCAAGCAGAACTTATCCTTCAGTTGGCCAAGACGAATGTGGAACAAGAGAAAAGGCTTAAAACTACAGAGCTAAGATTAAGCGCACTCGAAGAGGAAATAAAAAAGTTGTCTTCAAAGTGCATTGGTAACTATGGGTGCTCCACCATGTCATCATATATCCAGAGGTACAAATTACCGATCTATGTGAGTGACATTTCAAAGCTTAGTAATGATGCTGCACGCTTATGTAGGAAAAGAGGGTATCCTGTCAACAAGGTAAATATTGAGCGTTTCGGTACAATCAATGTTTATCCAGACTTCATTCTCCACGAATTACTGGATGACTATATAAGAACTACACAGCGTCTTAATGGAAGTATAATAAGATAATAATACAAACTATAAAGCAATGATTAAGGTAGAAATAAGCCAATACTTAGCAATGTTAAAGTCATTCACTGAATGCGCTCAATACAGAGCGGAGTGTTACCGGTTAAAAGCTGAAAACGAAAAGCTAAGATCTGAACTGTCGGATAGTTTAAAAGATTCTCGGTCTCCCCGTAACAAAATCGAATACTTCGATTACGGTAGCCGGATAGGAACTAACTAAGATGAAAGTTGTGTTGGGGCTTCGGTCTGACACTTTAAGTTGATGCCAATCGACACAGTGACAATCTGAAAAATGGTTGTCACTGTTTTACCGGTTTTAAGTGGTTCTAAGAGAATCATGTGATTTGAAATAATAACTATCATCTTTGATTATTCAAAGTAATATAGAGTTGAAAATAGTACATAAAACAATTTTATTAACAACATAAATAATTAGTATTATGAAACAAGAATCAAGCGCAATCAATCCGTATAACGGAATGTTTGGACAACAGGGATGGATTTGTCCGAAGTGTGGAAGGGTATACTCACCGTTTACTCAAATGTGTTTGTATTGCAAACCCAATAATACAAATACAATTTCTAATACAACCGTCAGTGAAGAAAAATTAAGAGAAAACCGTAAAACAGAGTAATATGAAACAGACATTAGAAGAAGCCGAGAAAGAATATTGCGAAAAGAATTATCCGTATTCAGATTTGAATATAAGGTTGCTGGTGGAAAATGCGTTTGAAGCTGGTGCTGAATGGCAATCAAATCAATCACCTTGGATAAGTGTGAAAGAGAAGGCTGGTTGCGATTCATCGAATGATTGTATTGTAATGGATAGTGATGGTGAGGTATTTAGAGCATGTTTCATCAGAAACAAGTGGCTGAAATATAATCGCGGGTATTATGTGATAGACAATGTGACTCACTGGATGCCTATCCCTTCATTCGATGAAATACTCGAAACTAACAAAGATGATTTTTTAAGCCATCATATAGATAAGGTCAAAATGGAAATTATTCGCATTGTAGCTAATGATGCGCAAGCAGTGACTTTTCAAACACTTGGACAGTATCGAAGTTGGCTGATGAAAACTATTAGCGAGTTATGTTACCCAATACCTGAATTATGAGTAGAACACCTAAAATAAATAAATAAAGTTTGGAATAAACAGGAGAAACGGATAGTCCGGCTTCTCTATCGCAAAGGATTTGAGATAGATTTATCAACCTTGTATTGGGCCTCCTATAAAGAGACAGGAAAGAAGTACAGACATAAAGGCTCTCCGTTTAACTATTCGGGTTATCGTGATGAAGTCTATTTTTGTACTTGGGACTATTGGGGAGAATGTGATGAACATCCTTTAGTTGACCGTTTTATAGAAAAAACGACATGGGAAAATATTCCTGATGACGTACTAAAGAACTGTGGTGATATGTGTGAAGTATATTCACGATCAAATTTCCAATATAAAGGTAGAAAGTGGCTGATTAAATATTTGTCAGCCCTTCCCATCGTTAGATGCGATTCGAAGATAAATAAAATTCTGAGAATCAAACATTATTAAAAACTAAATAGAAATGAGCAAATATCAAACAGAAGCCGGGATAGAATGTACCCTCGAAGAAGATAAGCTAATTGATTCATTGAAAAGATTAGCTAAAAAATGGGATAAGGACGGCAAACGTCTTTGGCTGTATTCATCCAGTGGTTCACTTCATGTAATGATGCACGGAGATACAGACTATAATCCTACACCGGAATTTACGCAATATGGAGGTAGCAACATTGAAAATAGCGTAACTACTATTGATGGTATATTAAATGATGGTGGTGATTGGTAATTAACTAATAATTGATAAAAAACGAACTATGGAAGAGATAGATTTGAATGATACTGTTACTGTGGAACTGACAGAATGGGGAGCAGTATATCTTAATGCGCTGAATACGTTTAAGATACTAACCACTCTAAAAAACTGTTCTTATAATCACCATTATAAAACGGACTATAAAGAAGGTGATATTTATAGAAACCAACTTTATCAGTTAATAGCAGAGTTTAAAGACGGGATTAGGTTTGATAAACCGAAACCTTTTAATAAGTTGAAGAAAGCATGTTAAACCAGATAATAAAAAGTTATGGGATTTACAACGCCTTGTTTTATTAGAAAAAATACGGAGGAACTTCGTAAGAGGTTACAAGAATTGGGGTATATCAAAAATTCTCCTGTCTGGACGGATAATTGCCATATAATATGGGCTTATCAATATTCCCAAGAAAAGGGTTTTGACATTCCTCACTATGTGATGGCAAATGCTTTTGATATTCCTTTTGATAAACATAGCCTTTTATGCGGGAAATTTATTGATTGTGGAGTCGAAGAGGATTTGTTTCTTGCTATAGCCGCATTGAGGGACGATAGTAACTACATGCAGTGGTTTATAACAGATTCCCCTCTTAGCGTTTCTTATGACGATTCTATTGGTAACGATCATTATTTCACAGAACCCAAAGGCAGTATGTTCTTTTGGGATGAAAATTGGAATCATGCCACTATTATTTCAGGAAGTTATCACAAGGCTACAGTAGAAGAACTTATTAATCATTTCAAATAAAAGGAAGAAAATTTATGCCGATAAGCGAAGTATGCAATATAGACCGAATGGATTTCTTAAAGAAATTCCCAGATAACTTCTTTGACTTGTTCATAGATGATCCACCATACGGAATTGGAGCGGATAATCCTTCGATCAAGCCCAATACTGTAAAACAAAGTAATGGTAATATACTGTATGTTAAACAATCCGTTTATCCGAAATCAGACTGGGATTCACGAGTTCCCCCTCCAGAATATTTCGATGAAGTAAAAAGGGTTAGCCGAAATCAGATAATATGGGGAGTAAACTACTTTAATTACGACTTTACTGGTGGACGCATTGTTTGGGATAAGCTAAATGGTGATACTGACCAATACGATTGTGAAATAGCTTACTGCAGTATGAATGACAGAACCGACCTTATATATTGCATGTGGCGGGGAATGATTCAGGGAACCTATTGTGGAAAGGATTTATCTAAGGCAATTATCCAGCAAGGAAACAAAAAATTGAATGAAAAGCGGATTCATCCCTGCCAAAAGCCTGTGATTCTATATGGGTGGTTACTCAATCAATATGCCAACCCCGGTTATAAGATCGGTGATGCTCACATGGGTAGTCAAAGTAGCCGGATTGCAGCTTACAAGCTAGGATTCGACTATTGGGGATGTGAAAAAGATAAGTTTCATTTCAAAGAAGGTAATTCTCGTTTCCGCTATGAATGCCACGGAGAAATAAAAACAAATAAAGGGATTTTAGTGCAAACAAATCTATTTGACTTATAATATTAATATAACAATGAAGAAAATTGAATTTTACCCAGGAATCAATCTTGATAAAGCATATCAAGAATTGCAGGAGAATGCACCATGTTATGGTGAATTTAACGAGAAAACGTTGTATTCTACCGATTCTCTCAATGACGTGTATGTCAAAGTGACCGGCAAGTCAAAAGTGGAGCATGATGAATATATTCGCAAAATACGCGAAGAGTACGAACGTAAAGAGGCGGAATTTAAGGCTAAGATCCCGAAATTAACCGCAGATTACAGAAAACGTGCAAGGGGAATTATTCCGGAAGAACATTTAAAATACTGGGATAAAATAGTTCCTATCAGACTGAATGACTTATATCATGGTATGGAACTTGACTGCTGGTTGACGTTTATTGAGATTTTGAATGATACATCAAAGGAAGTGTTGGAAAGATTTGAAAGATGTCGGTTTATCTTCTGTGAACAAGGTCACAGTGGCATGAGTTCAGGACTTGTCTTTATGGGGTTGAAGCGTTTTCATCCATTAGGGGAAGCGTTAGTATCATATATTAAAGATTCAATAAAAGCATAGTATTTGTATGGAAATAAACTGTAAATACTGCCCTAAAAACGATGGTGCAGGGACGTGCAAAATAGATGACTGTCCTCTTCTTCCTATTATACAGGAAATAGAAAAAATGCAGTCATTCCTTGAAACAACCGCTAGTGATAACCCAAAAGAACTGATAGAACGTCTTACTGACATAAATGTCTACTTGGCCCGTTCAGGAAAACTCTTAGCTGATGCAAAAGCATATCAGGATCAAGTGACTGCAAATATATATTCGCAGCACATGGAGTTTATATCGCGGGTTCCGGCTACTGTTGCAATAAAGTTTGTTGCAGCCCAAAGTGTGACTGCTAATCAGTTGGTTGTATGGCTAGATCGCATAAATCGAACACTTGTTCATGCTGGAGATAATATACGTACGCAGATATCCTTTGCAAAGCAGGACATGGCATTGCAAAGAAAGGGATATTGAAAAAACGTTAATCACGGAAAAATAACTGATTTAAAGTGATTGTTTTTACGTCACTTTTGTTTAGCTTTACACCGTGAAAATAATGAATCATCTTAGTGGTGTTTGATGACAAAAGGATATTAAATAGGCTTTCTTGGAGTATATACCCTAAACACCACATCAAGGGTATAGAAACTCGAAAGCCTTCGCTTTTTATAGATGAATACAATAGGCATACATGGCAAATCCATTGGTTAATTTCTAAAATACTAGATTTAATTATGTCGAGACCTAATAAGACAGGTTTGAGTTATTTCCCAATGGATGTTGATTTATTCCAAGACATACGAATAAGGAAACTAATCAAGTATCAGAGTGGCAAGGCTATAACAGTATATGCTCTCCTGCTATGTCTTATCTACCAGCGTGGGTACTACATGAGGTGGGATGAAGAGTTGCCCTTCATTATATCGGAACAAACCGGGTTTGAAGAGGCGTATATACTGGAGGTCATCAGAAGCTGCATGACACTAGGGTTATTCTCCAAGAAACTGTATGATGACGAACAAATCATTACGTCAAAAGGGATTCAAGAGCGATACCTGTATATATGTAAACTGCTCAAAAGAAGAGTGAGCATTACTGAATATTTGCTTATTGATGAAGAAAAGGAGCTTGTTACTTCTCAAGAAACCGGGGTTATTTCCGGAAAAACCCCGGTTATTTCCGAAGAAACTGCTTTAAATTCGGTGAAAATGCAACAAAAGAAAAGAAAGGAAAAGGAAATAAAAGAAATCTCTCTATTGAGAGATAAAGAAAAGTTTCCCCCTCCCGAAGTTGTAGACAAAACATTAAGCGAATGCTATGATGAACTATCATGTGACAGAAGTTGGATTGAAATCGTAACGATGAATACACGTAATTCCGGTCATAAGGATTTTACGATAGACATGTTCGGAATGTATTTAAAACGTTTTTTCGAGAAGCTCCAAAACGAGGGAGAGGTAAGAAAGTCTCCCAAGGATGCAAAATCGCATTTCTCCCGTTGGTTGAATATTGAACTGAAAAAGAAAGGCAATTATGAACCAAAACCAATTACCAACAACATCTACGAGCAGAAGCGAATTGATTCTGAGCGGAGAAAATCTAAACTCATGGCTGAGTTCGCAGAAGCGGACGCAAAATTCCTTGCAGAACAAGAAGCTAAACGAAAAGCAGTTGGCTTTATTGGAGAAATATCCGACACCTTCCCGGATGGCGGTTGATTACAATCCTGACCTGCAAGGGAAACTTGCGAAGTCGAATCTTACACTTGCGGATATTGCAATGAATGACAACATACCTTCGTTGTCCATCATCCGCTCCGTGTACGGTGAAGACAATGCACTTAGGTGGATGAAAGTGCAGTTTGACAGCCTAAACGATTATGCGGAGCAAGGGAAGGGTATAGCAGACTCACAACTGGATGAACTTTGTATCCTTGTCCTGGGTGAGTATTATTGGATGAATTTAGCTGAAATATGCAACTTCATATCCAGGCTCAAGTTGGGAAAATATGGGCCGTTTTATGGAGCCATTGGTCCAATGAAGATTACTTGTTCGCTCCTGGAGTATATCAAAGAGCGACGTATTGACATCGAACGTTATGAACGTGAGCAATACCGCATTCAGCGACAAAAAGAGATAGAGGAGCGTGGTAATAATAGCATATCATACGCAGAATATCTTGAGCAAGAAAAGAAGCTTGTCGAAAAGGGTGATAAGGATGCTATTGAAAGAGCTTCGAAGCGTATCGGAAGCACTTGTTTGTCAACAGGTTAATTAAAGATAAAGCCTTGTGAATAAAACGAGTAATGTTTGTTTACAAGTGGAAAAATAAGTAACTTTATACCTGTAAATCAGAAATATATAAAATATAAGAGCAATGAAAACAATTAGAAAATTAACTGAAAGGGAAGTGGTACTCAACAGGCTCACACAACCTATTCTTATGCCTGTTATTTACTCACTAAATTACAAAGTTAGTAACCAAACAGATGATAATTCAAGGTTATCCAGTAATTTGTAACGGCATTCATAATGCCGAAAGGCATCTTAAGCCTATGTGCAAACAATGCCTGTTGTATACCAAAGTAAAGCAGCCATCGAGAAGTTCATGGCGCATAAGTGGAATTGAAAAATGTATCATAAATCATGTTAGTAGGAACAACAAATCTTAATACGACGCTCAACCTAACCTACGTGTTGACTGACGTCGTGGAAACGCTTCTCTACGATTTGAGGAGTGAAATGGGAAAACAAGGCTATGAATTGCGTCATGATGCAAAACGCAACTTCAACACTGCGATAGCAGCAATTCGTAAATTGAAACTTGATGTTGACAAAACGCAATTATCCACACAGGAAAACTTCGGGAATGACTCCGATTGTCTTCTTGCCTTCATTAAGCTGTTAATAGATCGCTGCGGTGATGATGACAAGAAGATGTTTGAGTTCTATAATTATATCAAACGGTATCCGTCGCAACTCGGCTTGGAGCTGTCTGATGAAAAGTGTGTATTTGCGCATATTTTTGAAAATAAATAACCATCATAATAATAAAGTAATGAACATAGGACTATTAGCAGTTGATAGTAATTATCCAAATCTCGCACTGATGAAGATAAGCAGCTATTACAAGGAAAGAGGTGACAATGTGGAATGGTATAATCCATTGCTTCATTATGATAAAGTCTATGCCGCAAAGATCTTTTCCTTTACACCAGATTATGGCTACTACATCAATGCCGATCAAGTCGAGAAAGGAGGTACTGGATATGACATAAGTAAGGTTCTTCCGGTAGAAGTTGATAGAATAATTCCGGACTACGATCTATACAATATTGATAAGAATTTGGCTTATGGCTTCCTTACTCGTGGCTGTCCTAATCGTTGTAAATGGTGTGTTGTGCCCCAAAAAGAAGGTAACATTACTCCCTATATGGATATAGAAGAAATTGCCCATGAACGAAAGAATATCATTCTGATGGGTAACAATGTGCTTGCTTCCGAATATGGATTACAACAGATAGAAAAGATTATCAGATTAAAACTTCGAGTAGACTTTAACCAAGGTTTAGACGCTCGGCTGGTAACAGATGATATAGCCAGGCTACTTGCAAAAGTAAAGTGGATGAAAAGGATAAGATTCGGGTGTGACACGAAGAAACAAATCGCAGAATGTGAACGTGCTACGGCTTTGATTGATAAGTATGGTTATAAGGGAGAATACTTCTTCTACTGTATACTGATGGACGACTTTAAAGAATCGTTCGAACGTGTCAATCATTGGAGAAACAAAGGAGGGCGATTTTTGCCGCATTGCCAACCTTACAGGGATTTGAATAACCCTAATCAGATCATACCGCAATGGCAAAATGATTTATCCAGATGGGCTGATAAGAAGTGGATTTTCAGAAGTTGTGAGTTTAAAGACTTCGCCCCACGCAAGGGGTTTAGATGTAACGAATATTTTTATAACAATTAGCGTATAACTAAATAGAAATGAAAGAGTCAGAAAAATATATTGCAAGTATAATAGATAAATTCCCCATCAATAGTTTGCCAAAGTTTACGCTACATGATTTAGCCCACATTATCAATTTGGTTCGCAATGAAGAACGTCAGAAAGCGACTGAAGCATTTCGTATTATGGGAGAAGAAACACGCTTTGATATTCCTACAGATGTTTTAGGGAAAGCGAGAGAAATTTTTGAACGAGAGTTAAATTCTTAATCTAATAGAAAGGAATTAAATATGGGAAAGAACATCAAAAATCTTGCTGGTTCTACCATCTTCAATCAAAAGATAGTTGACCAAATGAACGGCATAAATAAAAACAATAAAGGGAAAGCATCCCCAATTTATATACCAACTAAAAAACGGAAGTAATGGAAGCTAAATTTAGGATTGGAGAAAAAGTAAAAATAGCCAATCATCCAGATAAATCTAAGATTGGCAAAGAGGTTGAGATAATTAACCTCCATCATTCTAATTTCAATCCACAAAAGGGGTATGTGGATGAATGGTTATACAATGTATGGGATGGTACGAGGTCTTTAGGATGGGCACCTGAGTGCGACTTGGTAGTTGATAAACCTTAATAACTGAATAGATATGAAGATAATAGCCAAACAAGATTCAGAGGGTGAGATACTGAAACAACAGGACGAACTTCTTCTGCGAGATTATGAAAGAGCGGTTGCATCCGGTTGCTTTCAAGGTACGCTTGAAGAATTTAAAGAATTTCGGGAAGTTGGCTGCTGGGGAATTACCAGCATAAATCGGGACGATTTTTCAGACTTTTTTCAAATCCCTAATAAATTAGGGGGTGATGCGAACGGCGCTTCTGGTCCTTTGGGTGTAAGCTCCGGATCTGTCTTTATTCTTGTTCCCTCGGAGTGTAAGTATTGTAAGGTAGCTTCTTTCCCTACTCTTGAGATGGCAGAACATTTTGTTTCTGAGAATCCTCACATGACTGATATCGAAATTATCACAGAATGTGAATTTGTAAAAGCATATAATGATAGGTTTTATCCATTTAACCGATTATAAATACTCAAGTCGTTATGATAGAAATATTAGAATTTATTTTTCAGAGTTTCTGGCATTGGCTAGGCACCGTAATACTTATAGCTGTCATTCCTGTTCCGTTTGGGAGTATTCGAACTCTGTTACGTATAAAAAGAGATGCAAAAAATAAAACTGAGAAGATATGAATAAGAAAAAACATGTTTTGGATTTCTACGAAGAGAATACTCCTCACAATGAAAAAGAATATGATGAAGGATGTTTAATTGCTTTTGCCATAGTTGGGATTACTTTTCTTGCATTTGTTGCTGGATTTTTATTTATCGGAATTTAAAACTAAAACTAAAGAATAAATGAAAACATTATTAATTTATAATTCAACAGATTCATCTTTGCAATATGCAATAGTCGAAGGTGATTATTCTGATTTAAACGGAATCTGTCTTAATTCCTTTGATGAAGACACAATAAAAGTTGAGAAAGCATGTGAGCTTCTCTTTGATAAAGATGGAAGATTTTTGCTTCCATTTTCTGAAGATATTTCCCTATTGAATAATAAAAATTGGGATGTAGCTGCCGCAATAACATTTATTCTTTGAACTAATGTAAAATTTACCGGACATGAAAGAATCACATACAGGCATTGGAATATGTCATTGTTATCAATGCCGAATGGATAAGAAGCATTGCAGTTCTAAAAAAAGAAAGTTTGAGAAACGGGCTATAAATAAGTTCCGTCGGAAACAATTGAAATTAGATGAAATAATTAAATGCAATCGTTTTGGGAAATATTGGGCTTGATCCCAATGCTTTCCGATTTTAAAAAAGAAAGGATCTAATTATGAAACAGACAGTAGAAGAAGCATCCCAAAGGGGGGCTGAAGGATATAATATCGAAACTATTTATAAACTCGGATTCAGAGATGGTGCAGAATGGCAGGCGAAGCAATCACCGTGGATCAGCGTAAAGGAAAAAGAACCTATAATAAATAAGCCTATATTGGCTATGCTTGGAGGTAAAGTGGTTATAATTACTCTTAGTGGCTGGGATAGTAATGAAGGCTGTCATCCTTTTATTACTCATTGGATGCCTATTCCCTCTTTCGATGAAATACTGGAAGCCAACAGGGATGTACTAGAACGGATTAAAGAGAAAGGAGATTGAAACATGGAGGTAAAGAATGTAGGGCAGCTTAGAAAAATCATTGAAAATCTTTCCGATGATTACGAAATTGAGATGAGAGTTAGGCGTAAATTATCTGATGAAGAATTAAAAGAGTGCAGGTATCCCTATCCTTACGATACCGAATATTTGACTTTGGAATTTGACGATATAGGCGTGTCTGACAAAGTGTTATGTTTGGGTGTAACTTCTAAGATTAATTAGCATAGCGTTAAAGAGAAAGGAGACTGAATATGGATAAAATCAAATGTATAACCTTCGATAAAGCAGCACAAGACGCTTTGCCAGAACACATCAAAGCTAAGATGAAGGCTGACAGAGAAAAAGCTAAACGAGAGGCATACAAGAAGCTATGTTATAACTTCGAGTATAAATTTGACTCCAATATTGCCCATTGTGCAAAGAAGGGAGTATGTGATGAAAAATGTGAATATATGAGAACTTTTAAAGGATAGAATAATGAAAGGAAAAACTAATATCGGAATTGAGCTTTCAAAAACAGAAATGCTTGCCATAGGTACAGAAGTTGAGATTTTAGATAGTTTGAACGGATATGCTGGTGTCGTATACCGATGTAAACTCCCCAAAGGAAAACAAGTTATGATTAATTCTAATAAAGTTGATATTACGGATTATAGCCCTTATATTGATTGGGAACAGAGGCGTTATGAAATAGCAAAGGAAACAGTTACTGCAATAATGTCAAATGAAGATTTCTATCATCAGGTTTTATGTGAGGGAGCAGAGCATGGTCAAAGACAAATTCAAACTAATATTGCACGTGCCGCAGTTATATTTGCTGATGCTCTTATTAAAGAATTAAAGAATTAAAGAAAGGAGAATAACTATGCTAACAATACTAAGAGAAACTTATCCAACAGCTAATAAAGAACACAGGTGTGAATTTTGTTTCGGAAAGATTACGATAGGACAAAAATATGTCCGTCAGACAAATGTTTATGACGGAGTTGTGGATGACTTCATTACACACAAAGAATGTAAGGAAGTAGCCGATGAATTGAGAATGTACGATGATTGTGATGAAGGTCTTGACGGTGATGGGTTTGTTGACAGCTTGAATCAGTATGTTTATGACAATCATTATGATGATAAAATAGATGATATTGCGAAAGATTGGCAATTACCACGCTACGAACTTGTAAAGAAAGTATTAGATGAATTAAAAAAGGAGGAATAACCATGACCGAAGAACTTGTAACATTAGAAACAGCAAAGATGCTGAAAGAGAAAGGATTTGACGAGCCATGTTCGATAGCTATTAATATTGAAGATGGTAGACAATATGGTACTAGTAGAACAAATAGCGAGTTACCAATAAAAGTATGTTCCCATCCTACTCAATCCGCTGCCCAAAAGTGGTTGCGTGACACTAAATGCCTCCATATTGAAATAGGCTATATGTATGGAGACTATTGGCTTTACGATATTCTGACAATACCTACCCATGATCTGATAGGATTGGAGGACAGAGACTCTGTTCGTTACAACACCTACGAAGAAGCACTTGAAGCAGGAATACAGGAAGCATTAAAACTTATGTGATTATGGAAAATATTAATTTGAATAAATGGCGCGACCGTGCTTATAAGACAGCCTGTGAGCACGGTTTCCACGATAAGGAATTAAGTAATGAACATTGCTTAATGTTAGTGATCACAGAGCTTTCCGAAGCTGTAGAAGCGGACCGAAAAGGTAGATTAGGAAAAAATTGTAAACGTCGTTTTGAAATGGAATACAATCGTTATCCTGCATTAGTAGAGGAAGAAAAACGATTTAAGTGCTCGTTTGAAAATAATGTAAAAGATTCACTTCCCGATGAACTTGCCGATGCTGCTATACGACTGTTAGATCTATGCGGGCTACGTAACATTGAGTTAGAAAATGATTGTCTGGATGATGAAGTGCTTGAAGAATATTCGCGTATATTCATTGGCAAAACATTCACAGAATCCATTTTCAATATTACTAAAAATCTTATTGATGGAGATATATCCTACTCTCTAATTAAGATTTTCGGGCTTGCTAAGCATCTTGATATTGATTTGCTCTGGCATATTGAACAGAAACAAAGATATAATGAATTAAGACCTATGTTGAACGGGAAAAGATATTAATCATGAACAGAGAAATAATATTTAGAGGAAAAAGAGTTAATGGTGGTGAATGGGTAAATAGCATGACTATCTCCCATGGAACCATCAAAAGGAAAACATATGCTGTTTTCTTTGAGATAGAACCTGAAAAATGGGTAGGAGTTATCCCGGAAACAGTTGGGCAATTCACCGGTATAACAACTTCAGGAGATGGCGACCCAGAACGGATCTATGAACATGATATTGTAGGGTTTGTAGATATTGATCAACATGTTGTAGCAGAAGTGATTTTTGAAAATGGAAGTTTTTGTTTCAGAGATAAAGAAGGACAAGTATACTATCCATGTGACGTACAATGTGTTAGTGTGTTGGGAAATAAGTTTGATAACCCTTCCTTAATTAATAAGGAATAATACAATAAAAAGGGATGCCTGCAACATCCCTACGAAAATAGCATTAAGCAACTTTCTTATCGTTTATCAAAAAAGAAAAGTATTTGGATCTCTTAGGATAAATCCTTTTACCGTTCTTCACGATATACCTACAGAAAATGCGAGTTTTGCAATCCTCGTTTTGTGTTTGATTTTTCAAGCTAACACCTCCTTTCTGTTTTGCCTACCCACCTGCAAGATAGATAGGCTCGTTATTAGCTACACCCTGTCAAGCGTAACTAAAAAAAGCCCAAAGCTTGCAGGACAATGGGCTTAATGTCTTCTCTTGGAGATTGACTAAAGAGGCGAATGACAGTTCGCCAGATTGGAGGTGTTAGCTTCCAAATCAAACACGATGCAAATATAAGTCTTAATCTATCACTTAAATGTTAAATTAACCGTTTTAATACATAGATTAACATTTTATGAAAATGAAAAAGTCGTAAGTAAAATCAATTAAATAAGTAATAATATGAATCGTACAATAAAATTCAGAGGGAAAACGGTTAATGGCAATAAATGGGTATATGGAGATTTGCTTCATATTGCTGGAGGATGTGTTATATATCATGGTTCTCAAAAAGATTGTGAGATTACTACCGGCAAGCATGTTGCCGTTGAGTTGCTTCATGATGAAATCTCTGTTGTTGTCCCAGAGACCGTCGGGCAATTTACTGGTTTATTCGACAAAAAAGGCAAGGAAATCTATGAAGGGGATATACTTCTTGTAAAAGATGAAACAGACCAAGAAGATCCTGGTGAATGCTATGAAGTTGGATTAAAAAAAGGATGTTTTGGGTACATTTCAAAATATGGAGGCGAATTACTTTCATTTTGTGACTATGAAATAGAAGAATATATTGTTGGTAACATTTCTGATAATCCAGAGTTGATGAAGGAGGAATTTGAAAAAGTATGGCAAATATGGTAGATAGCGAAGATTTGTAATTGGACACAATAACAGACTTCGCATTAAGTAATCCTTTTGTATGGGTATATGAGTTTAAGTTGATTGACTAAGAGACTGTAAAACAATAAGTTAAACAAGGTTTAAGCATAAGTTTTTAGATTGTTTTATTTTGGTTAACTCGTTGATAATGATTATCTTTACAATACAAAAAGAAACCAATAATACTAATCATTAAAAGACAAGAGCAATGAATACTTACCACAAATTCTGTCCAAATGTATTTTTAGCAAAGTGCGAAGAAAAGCACGAAAGAGGTGAAGAAATTCTAGTTACCACTAGGTATGGCAAAGAAAACGAAAGCATAGTTTTCAATCTAATTTTTGAGAAAGACGGTTTTTACTATTACTCCATCGTCCGTGCTGACGGTTTTAACGTTCAGGAATGGGCGAAGCAAAAGGCAGAACGCAGACGTGAATGGGCTGTATCCGCAGAACGCAAGAGTACTGAATTTTATAACAAGTCAAATAAGGATGCTGATTTCCTTTCACTTGGAGAACCTATCAAGGTCGGACATCATAGTGAAAGAAGACATAGAAAAGCAATAGATGATGCCTGGAACAACATGGGTAAAAGCGTTGAGTTCAGTGATAAGGCAAATGAACATGAAAGAGTGTCCCAATATTGGGAGAAACGTGCCAACACGATCAATTTGTCTATGCCGGAAAGCATTGACTTCTACGAACACAAGTTGGAACAAGCGAAAGAATACCATGAAGGTGTAAAGTCTGGCAAATATCCGCGTGAACATGCTTATACTCTTACTTATGCCAAGAAAGCAGTTAATGAAGCACAAAAGAATTACGAACTGGCTAAAAAGTTGTGGGGAGATGAAAACGAAAACCAATAAAGCGATTTCATTACTCCAGTGCGGTGATTTAAAAGCCGCACTAGCAATATTCTCTACCTTTCGCATAGGGTTTACCAAAGAAGAACAGAGAACCTTGAAAATAGCAAGTGAAAGTCTTTCTGGTAATTCTTCTTTCTACCACCAACTTGGAATTGACACCGCTAAGGAAATTGAAAAAAGCAAGTATATATTGACCTCCAAGTATCTGAAAATGAAATAGTTAAACAAAGTTTAAGCTATGCGTATTTTTGATTTAACTTATTGGTAATCAATATATTATTTGTATCTTTACATATCAAAAATAACAACTTAAATAATAAGAGCAATGAATAGGGTACAACAAATGACATCTGAACTTAACCAGATATTACATTCTGATACATACCAGTTCGAGATTGATACCGAAGATTTCGTTTTCGGATTCAAAGATACAATCAAGAAACGTACCAAAAGTTTGGTTAAAGCTTTGAAGCTGGAACAAAAGGTGACGAGGGACTGCGGACGTTTTCTGTCCGATACGGTTAGAATCGTATCTGTAAGAATATACAAGAACGGTGAGTTGAGAAAAGAACTTCATGCAGAAGAAATAACAGCAACGTATAACGGATAAAATATAGAGCAATGAAAACAACTGTAAAAGTGTATTTAAGAGATGAACAAGGCAATGAAGACTACTTCATTACTCCTATTAACTTATCAGAGCAAGAAGCTCACAAGTACTATCTAGGTAACATCTTCAATATGGGGTGCGAAACAGATCACATGATGAAATGCTACAAAGTTGAGACAATAAAATCATCAAATTAGATAAATTTATGACTAAAAGTGATTGTTTTTACTTCATATTTTGTATTTTTACACCATAAAATTAAAGCAATGAGGATTTACACAAGTTATTTCGGGAATTACAGAAAACTAGCAGCTGCAAACGTAAAAATGATATGTGTTGCGCTAGGGAAGCCAAGATTTTATAATGCACCTCAGATCATAGAGGTGGCACCAAGAAGATACATGTTGGATGATAAATGGACTTATGAAGAGTACACGAATATGTATTTGAATGATGTCCTTGCAAAAGTCAATCCGCAAGAATTGATTCAAACTATCCAGCGACTCAGTGAAGACAAAGACGTCGCTCTCTGCTGTTACGAAAAACCGGGTGATTTCTGCCATCGTCATATTTTGGCAAAATGGCTTACCGAAAAGACTGGCATTGAAATAACAGAGTTTGGAGTAGTTGAAAAAAAAGAACCTAAATACGAACAAGCAAGTTTGTTTGAGATATGAATAGAGTAATTAAATTCAGGGGCAAAAGTCTTAATACCTCAATGTGGGTATATGGCGATTTACAGCAGAAAGGCAAAAGGTCCTTCATTGAGTATGAAGTAAATCCAGAGACCGTCGGGCAATTTACCGGATTGTTTGATAAGAACGGAAAAGAAATATATGAGCATGATTTAGTTGAATGTGCTGGCGTATTATGTGAGGTAGTGTATAGTGATAAAATCGGTTCTTTTGTGCTATTAGAAGTTCTGTCTCAAAATCTTGGGAACAAACCAATAGGGCAAATGATGGATATGTTCGGAATTAGATATGCAGGTAATATTTATGACAATCCGGAATTATTAGCCAACCGTCAATAGCGTTTGATGGGATGCTGTCAAATTTGCCAAGCAAGCGGTGGTTTGACAGCATAGTTAAAAGGGAATTTAGCAAAGATGGTCTATGCGTCGGACTGAAAATCCGAAGAACAAGGTTCGAATCCTTGAGTTCCCACAGTCTTGTATCAATGAACGCACCATTTTCTAAAATTTGAGGTTGTTATGGGAGCAACCGATATATAGAAGAAAATAGTAGATTGAGAGAGTATGGTAAAACCCATATAAGTCCAAAGGGTATCAATCAAGGTGGATCTTCACAAAATCATGTGAATGTTGACTGTGACTACATGGCGGTTCATAATGTTGGCAGCTTGGAATAGACAAGCATTTGCGGGAATAGCTCATTGGTAGAGCGTTGGCATTCCAGCCAAAGAGTGGGGTTCGATTCCCTGTTTCCGCTCGAATGATACAGTGGCGGAACAATGAGAGACGCTAAAGCTGAGACATACTTATAGATAGGTTGCGGGTAGTCGGACATGTGACAGAGTGCAATCGAAAGATTGACGGAAATAAACAGGAGTCCCGTGTAAAATGAAAAAGACAATGTATGGGTTGGCGAAACTACACCAACGGTCAATAAAACTACGTGAAACCCCTATCATGCAGGTGTAAGTCCTGCCTGTGTCATTTATTGGAGATAGCAACCTGCAAGGAGCAGGCTTTGTTTGCTAAACAGAAGGTTCGTGAAAACGAATAGAGGTCGGAACTCTGCATCTCCGCGAATGCCGTTCAACTCGGCTCGTTGATTGAGGTTGTGGTAAGTAACAGAAAGGTTCGACTCCTTTCTTTAGTCGGTACTGTAACAATCTGACAGCGTGGAAAGACACGCAAATTTGGTGGTATGGCGGAATTGGTAGACGCTAATCAAGATGTGAGGTGAAAAATTCCATGATAACCGTTAATAACCAAACCGGCAACATGCGAGACATCTTAGGAATGACTGACTTAAAATCAGAAAGCCGCAAAAACACCACTCATGCAGGTTCGATCCCTGCTACCACCACTAAGGGATAAAATGGTAATAGGGTGCTAAGACTAATGAACGGAAGTTCCAAGTGCGCATAGAAATGGAAGTCATCAAGACCGTGCCAGAGACAGTTAGTAGGGCAAGCAGAAAACTTAACTGGACGATACTTGTGTAGGTTCGACTCCTACTTATCCCTCAACCCTTATAGTAGCGATAAGCAAAAGCAAGAACATTAAAACTTGTACAGTTTACGGGGTGATGGAAATTGCCATCTGACACGACTGAAAGAAGCCGAATAAATTGCATAGGTGTTCTTGCAAATAGCTTGAAGAATAGTTAGATTTGTGTTAAGCCTGCCGGGAATACGCCCGGTAGGCATTTAGTGCAAAATGTATATGAAGTTATATACAACTTAAATATATGAACGATAAAGGACTAATAAGAGCATGTGAAAACTCCGGCTGTGGTTGGAAGTGTTGTTCGTTCGGATCAGACGGACATATTGTAATTTTGCCCCATGAATTTGACGGGCATGAAAAAGAAATCTCCCATTTACAGATTATAGACGATGATTACTTTGGCGGTAAAAAGGTAAAATGTATCGCTAAAGATTGCAAATCATGTGACAATGGTTACAAGCCTATTATGTGTCGTACTTATCCTTTGTGGGTAAAATCAGTGAAAAAAAGTTTTGTGTTTCGTAGTGGTAAGTGTCCGCTAAATAATGAACAACTTGCTAAACATAAGGAGTTTGTATTAGACATTTTCAACAATTACAGAAAAGTGCTGTTGCCTGAAAATGATATAGACACATTCCTTTCAAAAGCATGGATTGACCGTTACGAACCGCTGTTCCCAATAAAGAAGGAAAGCACAGAGTACAAGATGCAGGTCAAATCTTTATCTATGTCTGATATATCAGATATTGAAAAGATGGAGCAGACGCTTCTTCGCAATCCAGATATGTGTTTCGCATCAGAGCCGGAAGACATAGCCAAATGCTTGGAATCAGGTTGCAGTTATGGGTTATTCGTAAATGACAAGCTGGCTGCCTATTCTCTTGCATACTTCACAGAATACGGTACTGCCTATGTGGATAAATGCTTTGTTCATTCTGATTACAGAGGGAATGGATTCCAGTACGTACTTCTCAATTCTAATATTGCTAAATTAATATCTAATGGGGTCCAGGAAATCTATGCCATGGTCTCACCGAAAAATGAAGCAAGTATCAAGAGTTTCATTAATGCAGGATTTTCTTTTAAACGAGATAGCAAATACAAAGAGATTGAACGTTTAATCTTAAAGTGGGAACTATGAAAGTTGTTGTCTATACCAAGAATATAATAGAGAACATTGAAAAGGCGCAAAGCTTTATTAATGTTCCTATCTCGTTAATGTTCAAAGATTTCTACGAGGATATTTATGGACATATCGCGGATAAAATAAACAATAAGATTTTTGGGCTTCATTTAAAAGATAGTATATGTTATTCTATTGGCAAAGCGACAAAAGATAATAGTGGTGCCGTGGTGACATCATTTACTGATGTTTGGCAATATCTTAATATCAATGGTATCGCATGTCAAGGAATACATAATTTCTACATTCCGATTAATGCTTGTGATAATAGAGAAGGTTTAAGTTGTTATGAAGCAAGTAAGTTGGCCAATGAAATAAGAATGATTTCAAGCTCCCATATATATGGCTTGATTACTTCTGGATGTCTGAATGAAAACCATCCCTCGGAAAAAGAATTGTACCGTATTTGGAAAAGCCTACGCGATAATATTGAATCTATTAGTTTGGGTGGTAGCTTTTGGCTTGGACAAGAAACTAAGATCCCAGAATTCATAAGCGATGTTCGTATTGGTGAATATATGCTGTTTGGCACAATCCCATATTGTGATTATGAGGTGAGAAAAGGTCTTAATGGCATAGAAATCGAAACAAGGGTTATAGGTATTTACCCAGAACGTAATCAATTGATTTTGGATTGTGGCTATTCAATGGTAGACTTAGATAAGTGTCAAATTAGTGATTGTACCAATTTGAAGTTTGTAGATAGTTCTAGTGAATACTCAATTATGGAGTGTGACCATGTCTCAGATTATTGCATTGGTGATGTGGTTACGTTTGTTCCCAATTATAAATCATTAGTCAAGTTGAGATATGCAGAACATGAATATAGATAAACCTTGGATTGATTATATATCCAATCGTACATTTGGCATGGAACTGGAGTTTGCCGATGGTGACAAACAACGCATCCCGCTTCCATCCGGTTACAAGTGGACGGACAACAAGTTGACCATGATGAACAATTCGGATGGTTCGGCAGTTACGCATCACGGCCAGTTCGGTGGTGAGATAAACACCCGTCCATACCATTACTGCGCTGAAGACCTTCAGGAGTTGAAAGACTTCATTCATACCATGAAAGATGCGGGAAGCTATCTTATGTGGAATGAAGGCTTTGATGCGCATCTGTACATCAAGGATATGGACCTGGATGTTATCAAGCGTATGTTTGTCCTCTCTTATTATACTGCATATCCAATCAAACGGATATTTGATATTGCGGAGTGGTGGGAAACAAAATATCTCGTACCAAGCCCTCCTTGGGATGTAGTGAAGCGTGTATTGGAAGCAGATACTATTGAGAATCTACTGAAAGTTTTTAGCAATGGTTCAGATCGAGGACACATCCGGTACTGGCTTAATTTATGTTCTATTGAAAAGATAGGAACGGCAGAATTTAGGATCTTCAATAGCTCCTGGGATTTCGATAAAATACTGGAAACAATCAAATTCATGTATTCGTTTGTGGAGTACGCCTACCTGCATGAAGATATGGAAGAGTATAAGCAACTCACCACAATTGATAGGTGCCTTGAAGTGTTCAATATAGACTATTCTAAGGTTCCCCAAAGACATAAACCGTTACTTTGGGCAGCAGAACACTCGGATAATGTTACAATAGTAGGCTCCATGTTTAAGAAATCCAACCGTATGCTTTCCTTTATCAAGAAAGAGGCTTCCAAATTCGATGTAGCCCATGTGGTAAACTCGTATTATATGGATATAGAGCAAATACTTACCAACCGTGAGATTAAGGTGTATACAAAGGAGTATTTTATCTACATGATGTATAAGGCAATCAAGGGAGAGATAAAAGAACTGCGCTTTAATGAAGAATATGAGTTTCTAAGTATTAAATCTGAAAATCCTGCTGAAATTATTGCCACTATTCACCTTTTTAATGCCATCAAAAAGCATAAGAATTCACAGGATATTTATCACAAATCGCTTTATGACGATTTTATGGCAAAGTTAGAGCATTACCATAAGAAGTATACGGAACGTTATCAAAAGCTAGTAGATAACCTTAAAAGTAAGTCTATTGAAGTGCTTTATTGTGCTGATATATCGGATGCGATTCTTAACTGTAAAGAGGATGATATACTAATCTATCAGAATGAATTTCATTCCGGAATGAAAGCTACGAGTAACGCATTGCAACGTTTCTTATTGGATGATTTTGGATCTCAAGAAAGAACTAAAACGAAATATGCAGAAATAGATGAAGAACAAGTTAATTACATGGCTCTCTCGCAGCATGGATTTATGGGCAGAAGAGAGGTATTCAAAGACCAACGCACATATATTTGGTCTAATGTGGTAGAAAGCGGAGATAGTAGCTTTAACAAGCGAACTATCGTTCCTTTAAAATATAAACGGCTTCCGGATGATTATATGCTTACGGATAAAAGCAAACTCCGGTTTGTACGTGCTTCTATGGCAGAGATTGATTATCTGCGTATGATTTACTTGAAAAAGGGTATTCTCCTCGGTTCTGCACCATTCTGTTACTTATGGTTCTTGGATGATTATGTGTTTGGGGCTTGTATGTTTGATTTCCTGAAGGTAAGCAAATACGGCATGGATGCAGTTTGGATGAAGTCGGATTTCGTGATAGACCATCCATTGCCCAAATTGAGTAGATTGCTAATTATGGGTGTACTTTCGTCAGAGTTCAAAGATGAATTGGACATAAGATATAAACATGAATGTGGAGTGATTGCTACTTCTGTATTTACCGATAAACCGGTAAGTATGAAGTATCGGGGAGTGTTTAAACTGCATGAACGCTGTGTTGGTAAACTCCATTACATACAAGATGCAGGCATTCGTGGCAACTTAGATGATATTTTAAAAGATTTTGTGAAAAAATACGGTGATGAGCCGAGAAAGGAATAATATATGGGAAAATTCAAGATAGCGGAAGTGCAATTATCTGACATTAAACTGGTCAAGAAAAATGCGCATTTCATGCAGCAGGACACGTTTAATGCCTTAGTGAATAACATTCGTAGAGACGGTCAATTATCGTCTGTACCATTCTGCGTAAAGCATTCGGATGGCTCTTATACGGTGGTGAGTGGTAATCACCGAACACAAGCGGCAAAAATGGCTGGGCTTACTTCCATCCATGTTATGTACATAGATGAAGAGGAGACTACAAACGATTGGTTGCTGGCAACACAATTGTCACATAACAGTATAGTTGGGCAAGACGATGCGGAGATTTTGAAGCAATTGCTTGATGAAATAACAGATGTCGCACTGAAAGAATATGCGCATATCAGTAATGAAGTTCTGGAAAGTGTGAAGGACATTAACTATACGGTTGAAATGCCGAATAACGAAATCGTTCCTGTAACTCTTATGTTTGTTGATACTCAGAAAACCGCATTCGATAAGCTGATGGAAACATTGGATTGCTATTCTGAAAAAGAACTTGGCAATCTTACTTTGGTAGATATGGATACAATGCACCGGTTGAATGAAGTATCGGCTAAAGTACAGGCTAAGTATAAAATCAAGGCACAGGCTTTGAGTATTTGCAAAATGTTGGAAATTGTAAATAATGTATTGGAGGGTAATGCGGATGGAGAAAGATAGAAAATACAGGTTGAATACAAGGCAAAAGAAAACATTGTTTCTAAAAGCCCTTGATGCAAGACTTCTCAATGTGACGAAAGCATGCGAGGCCGCAAGTATATGTCGTTCTCTTGCTTATAAATGGAGAGAAAATGACCCCGAGTTTAAAGCGAAATGGGAAGAGGTTGAAGAAGCGTTCAAAGACAAAATAGAAACGTGTATGTTCACAAAAGCTATTACGGAACAGGACAATACTATGCTTATTTGGCTAAGTAAAACTAAGCTTCGTGATAGAGGCTACGTAGAGAAGATTGAACAGGATTTGAACGTGAACCCGTTTGAAAAACTTATGCAGGAATTGCCAGATGATGAAGAATGACAATAGCAGATGAAAAATCTTTGCGGAAAATCAAATCATGGACAGAAGACTGGAATAGGTTTGTGCGTGATGCTCTTAAAGCTCGTTTGGATAAGGAGCAACAGGATATTATTTCATCTGTGCAGTACAATCCTATGACAGCTGTTGCATCGGGAACAGCTCGTGGTAAGGACTTCGTGGCGGCTTGTGCATCTTTGTGTTTCATGTATCTTACTCCTCGTTGGAAAGATGGGAAGTTGACTAAAAACACTAAAATTGCTATGACAGCGCCTACCGCTCGTCAAGTACAAAATATTATGATTCCGGAAATCTCACGTTTATACAGGAATGCAGGTTTCCTTCCGGGAAGATTGTTGTCGTCAGGTATAAAGACTGATTACGAAGAGTGGTTCCTGACGGGGTTTAAGGCGGGTGATGATAACACCGAAGCATGGTCCGGTTTTCACGCTGTAAATACGATGTTTGTTGTTACCGAAGCTTCTGGTATTTCTGAATCAACGTATAACGCCATTGAAGGTAACTTACAAGGTAATTCTCGTTTGCTTATCGTGTTTAATCCGAATGTTACTACCGGTTATGCCGCACGCGCTATGAAGTCGGAGCGTTTTGCAAAATTTCGTTTGGATTCTCTTAATGCGGAGAATGTGGTATCTAAGAAAGCTGTAATTCCAGGACAGGTAAACTACGAGTGGGTTAAGGATAAAGTTGAGAATTGGTGTTCTCTGTTACAGAAAGCAGATTTCAATGAGGGAGAGGGAGATTTTACATGGGAAGGTAAGTTATATCGTCCAAATGATCTTTTCCGTGTCAAGGTCAGAGGTATGTTCCCTAAAGTTTCCGAGGATGTACTTATACCTTATGAATGGATAGAAATAGCAAACAGAAATTGGCAGGAATTACAGGCAAGCGGATTCATTCCATCCAAATCGTGCAAGTTAGGTGTTGACGTGGCTGGTATGGGACGCGACAATAGTGTACTTTGTCCTCGATATGGTAACTATGTGGCGCAATTTGAAGTACATCAATCCGCTGGTCGAGCAGACCATATGCATGTAGTCGGTATGGCGATACCCTATTTGAAGAAGAGGGGAGCTAAAGCATTTATTGATACGATAGGAGAGGGGGCAGGTGTTTATTCCCGCTTGTTAGAAGAAGAATTTACAAATGCTTTTTCATGTAAATATTCAGAAGGTGCGGATGGATTGCATGATATTACCGGAGAATATGAATTTGCCAATATGCGCGCATATTTGTATTGGGCTTTGCGCGACTGGCTCAATCCTAAAAATGGATTTGGTGCAGCTTTACCTCCATGTGACCAGTTAATGGAAGAAGCGACTGAAACTAAATGGAAGTTTCTCAGTAATGGAAAGATTATCATTGAGGCTAAAGAAGACATAAAAAAACGTATCAAGCGTTCTCCTGACTATATGGATGCATTAGCGAATACGTTTTATCCTAGGGATTACAGCTTTATTAGCGATGAAGAGCTGCTCAAAGATTTTTTGTAGTTGTGTTTCTTTTAGTACCTTTGTAACCGAAAACACTTCTTTTGTGTTTTCATTGCTCTTATGTGCACTGGCTTGTGAAAGTCGGTGCCATTTTTGTTCTATGTCAAAAGTTAAATCTTTGATTTAGAGAGGTTTGTTGTAAAAATAAAAGTGCAAATGTTTGGCTAACTCGTTGATAATGACTATCTTTACAATACAAAAAGAAACCAATAATACTAACAATTAAAAGACAAGAGCAATGAAAGCAACAACAATCCAACAGAGAATAATAGAAAAGTTCATCATGTCAGAGTTTGTACAAGGTAACTTAGATACAAAAGAACAGGTTAGCTGTATGCTTATCCTAATTCAAAAGAAGCTGAATATGTCAGTAGAGCAAGCAAGTGACTTTATGAGAAAATCAATTGGTATTAACGCTTAATACACACGATTATGAAAGTATATGATATAAATGGCAATGTAGTAGCAGAAGGCTATTTAGTTCCCAATCCCAATTTCATTCCTAAAGGTGAATACAAAGAAACTGAACTGGATTATCAAAAGAAGCAAGCTGATATGTTGATAACTTCAATTGATGGCAGTTTCTATGAAATCAGTTTGCCTAAAAATGCTACACTTCGCCAGAAGATAAGCAAAGATATAAAAGGATATGGCAGAAACGTAAGAAGGTATAATGAAGATATAATTCATGTAACAGAAAAAGTCCTAAAGATTTTGCAAACTAAATATACTATAATGTGTGACTTTTAAAAATAGATATGACACAAGATCGACTTGATATATTTGAAAAAGTACTCCTTCTTTATGGAGAATACGTCTTACTCAATCTTTATTCTTCTGCTAAAGTTATGGAAAGGTACGAAGATTGTGCCATTATGCGAGATTTGATGAAAAGGCACAATATTGATGAACGTAATGAAATCCAGGATTGGCAAGCTGAATTATGGCGTTGTGGATATTCTGGTGAAATTGCTGGCATTAACTTTCCATATTATATGCATGAAGCTGTAAAAATGGTAGGTTATTAGATAAATATTATTATTTTTTTTGTTTAAAAGTGGCATAGTGAATGTCACTTTTGTTATATTTGCACCATAGCATCTGATGCTAACGTATCCTTTCACGTTCTCGGGTATACGTATTGTTTTATCCGGTCCCTTTTGGAAGGTATTTATTGTTGTTCAACTAATTACCGTATGAAGATGTACGGAACATGCCCATGGATGAAATAACCGCTATATTAGACAGTACCCGACCTGTTGATAATATTATCAACGACTTAAAAGAGAAATCAGTCTGTGTCCCCTCATGGGATAAACTTATCAAAGACTATGAACCAACGATGCACGACATAGTTACTGATACTGTTACTCGTCAAAACAAGGTAAGGTCTGACGGTACGGTAGAGCAAGCTTCACGTATCTATGTTGGTCTTGAAAAGCTTCTAACGAAGCGAATAACAGAGTTCATGTATTCTATTCCGGTAAAACGTATATATCACAATATAGAGGGTAATCCTACCAGACAACAAATAGCAAAAGCGATCGAAGCAATATACAAGTATGCTCGTATTGATAGTGAGAATATTAAGCGAGGTAATGCTTACTTTGCATCATGTGAAGTGTTCACTATTTGGTACACAGTTGAGAGCCCCAATACTCTATATGGTTTTACAAGTAGATATAAACTAAAATGTAAGACCTACTCACCAATGGACGGTGTTAAGCTATATCCTTTACTTGATGAACTTGGTGATATGATCGCAATGTCTTTTGAATACACAAAAAAGGTTAAAAATGAACAAATTACTTTTTTTGAGACATATACAGCAAACATGCATTATAAGTGGAAACAGGAGGGTAGCGGATGGGAATTAGTCAAATCAGAACCGGTTGCTATTCTAAAAATACCAGGAGTCTACGCCTATTGTTCGGTACCTATTTATCACGGGCTTTCCTATATCAGAAAAGAAATAGAATATACCCTTTCACGCAATAGCGATGTAATCGCGTATAATTCCGCTCCTATACTAAAAATAGCTGGTGGGATAAAGGGTAGTGAGAATAAAGGAGAAAGTCGTAGAGTTTATCGCGTAGAACAAAATGGGGATGTAGCCTATGTTTCGTGGGCACAATCTATCGAGGCATTAAAATACCATGTTGACACTTTAGTCAAATTGTTTTGGTCACAATCACAAATGCCAGATATTTCTTTTGAAAACATGAAATCTCTCGGTAATATCGGATTTGATGCAAGGCAGACTTTACTTACTGACGCTCATTTAAAGGTTGGAGACGAAAGCGGAGCGTGGATAGAAGCATTTGAACGCGAATGTAGTGTAATTAAGGCCTTCTTGAAAATGATGAATGTTACGTGGAAAGGTGAAGTAGATAATGTTGAAGTTGAGCATGTTATTACTCCGTTTATCCAAAATGATGAAAAGTCAGAAATAGAGAAGTGGGTTACAGCCAGTGGGGGGAAAGCGGTTGTCAGTCAATTAGAGGCCATCAAGAACTTGGGCATTTCTACCGATCCGCAAGAGACTCTCTCTCAAATTCAAAAAGAAGATGAAACTGCTTCTAGAATCAGAGTGAGCAACATATTTGAACAATCAGAATAATAATCTAAAATATAAATATTATGGCAAAAACGGATACTCTAGAATTTGATAAAGAAAAACAGGGATATTCCTGCGAATTTACCTCTGTTGGGAAATGTGTAATACAGATAGACAGAGAGAAAAGTGGCACACTTAGTATATACGCAAAGTTGGAAGGAATGGATTATGCGCTATTGTATCAATATCCTGCCGCTCATTTCAATGACAATATGATTTTTGAACTTGACGTACAACAAGGGCTTTCTATCAAGATACTAAGTTCGGTGGGTGTCATGAGTGCAAAGATGACTTATGAAGATGAAGAGTTGTAGTAGTGTTACCTTTGTATAAATGCTATCTCGTATATAAAAATTTTGTAAAAGAATTGATTAAAAATATATATGTAAAAATAATTAAACATTTAATAGTATGGAAAATATTGAATTTAATGAAAAAGAAGGTTTGTATGTAGCTGATTTTGAATCAAAAGGCAAGTGTGTGATTCAGATTGATAATAATACGGCAGATAATCTTGTTTTTTATCGTTACATGCCAGGTATGGAACCAAGCTCATACGATAAGTTGGATTTTGATTGTAGAAAGAGGATATTTGATTTGAATATACCTGTTGGAATGATGATACGTATCATCAGTAAGACGCAGGTTAATGCGGCAAAAATGGTGGTCGTGCAACCGGAAGACGGAAGTGGAGGTCAAACTATTACCGGTGCTACGGCAAGCGTGGATGCTAATACGGGAATCCCCGAAGTTTCCGTTGCCTTGCAGGAGGGCAATCTGAATTTTACTTTCAAGAACCTAAAAGGTGAGACTGGTGCAAAAGGGGCTGACGGGGAAAATGGTAAGGACGGAACTAACGGAGAGAAAGGTAAAACAGGTGCAAAAATAACGTCTATTGAATTGAGTATTATAGGAACAACCATTACAGGTACGGCACATTTGGATGATGATAGCACTGCCTCGATTACTGGTACATATACTCCTGGAGAATAATTTAATTACTACAGATGTATGAAAAAGTACATTGGAACAAAACAGATTGAAGCCGAGCCTATGACAGAGGCAGAAGCTTGTGAAGCAGGATTATTGAGAACGGAAAGTTATAGAGATGTTCCCGGTTATCATGTCCGCTATGAAAATGGTTATGAAAGTTGGAGTCCTAAAGATGTGTTTGAAAAGGCATACAAAGTGGCTGGCACTTTCCTTGATCGTTTGTATATTGAACATTCTGATTTGATGGAAAAGTTCGAGAAGTGTGCAGTTTTTGTAGATTCCGAGAAATTCCGTGAAGCTATTAAGGAAAATTATCCGGCTTTCCTGCTCTCATTACAGCGTGAACTTATGGGACGATATGCTGCAATTCTTGAACAAAGAATGGCTATTGCAAAAGGTGAAACAAGTATTACCACGCTTCCAAGAATGTCTTTCGGTATAGCTATTGAAGCGTTGAAATTTGGTCTTGCTATTCGTAGAAGTGGTTGGAATGGTAAAGGATTAATGGTATTCAAACAAGTCCCTGCACACATAGAGAGTAATGTTATTCCAAAAATGCAATCTCTTCCGCAATCCGCAAAAGACCTTATTCTGGAAGGCAAAGGGTTCATTGACTATACAAGTCAGTGCCTTATCTATAACGAGAATACGGGACGTGCTGATTCGTGGGTACCATCCATTAGTGATGTGTTTGCAGAGGACTGGGAAACTATACAATAGCCTATCTGCCAAGTTGTAGAAAAGTTTAAAGCAGTGTAGGCAGATGTTTACGCTGCTGGCTTAAAACTTAAAATCATGAAGACAAAAATATCAAACTGGCTTATTAGATTAGCAGAAAAAATCAATCCACAAGAAAGATTGAGCAGTATTGAACGAGTTGATAACTACGAAGCAAAGAAGCTTGGTATCTGCCTTGCCAGAACTAAAAAAGAAATCAAGGATTACCGGAAAAAGAAGAAACTTGATGAAGGGTGGTCCAATCGTAAAGCCGATGAAATGCTTATCAGAGAACTTAAGAACGAAGTGCGCCAGTCAATCAACAACTCTATCAACCAAAGAGGGTTGGTTGAATACTCCGTTGAAAAGGTTGGTGACGAACTTCATGTTACCGGTGAAATCAAAGTCTATATCAAAAAAGAATCACATGAAAGTTCCAATAGATGAAATGACGTTTGCCGAAAGCGAATATCATAGAGGTAACAAAATATGGAATGCCCAAACGTTATACGATTTTGCTAAGGCAAAAGAGTATCCAGTTATGGATATGCCACTTTGGTGCATTGATTTGACTACTGAAGCATTTGAATGCAGCCAACTTCATAGTTTCATATTCCAATGCAAGCGGGTTCGTAACTGTTCGCTTGATTATCCTATCATATTAGATGAAGTTGGCCAAATTGCTGATGGCTATCATCGTTTATGCAAAGCTATATTAGAGGGTAAGGAGACAATTAAAGCTATTCGGTTATTGGAAATGCCGGCACCTGATAGGATTGAGGAGGAATAATATGAAGAAGCATACAAGAATTATTACGGTAGAATATGTTGTACGAGATTGCCCTATCTGCGGTAAAGTTATAGTGAAGCATCATTTGTATCCAGAAATTGATAAAAAGCAAGAAAAACTGCGTAGATGGCAAAGGAGGTAATGATTCAGTCTAAATATCATTGTCGAGATTGTGTACACAGCTACGATTGGCATGAGAAAAATAGTAAAGGTGAATTGTTTATGTGCCGATGTCGGTTATCTAAATGGACTAAATTTTTGAATCGTAATATATGTGATAAGTTTAAGGAGAAAGAATTGATTCTTAAAAATATGCCATGATTATTAGTCTAACCCCCGTGATTTTTCTGACAACTTAGAACGTAATATTAAAAATAGGACAATATGGCAAAACCTAAAATTCCAAATCAGAAAAAGAAGTATCAAGAACTTAACAGTCGGATAAATAGGTATGTCGTTCTTGTTGAGCAGATATACGACACACTGAATTTGGACGCCGCCAAAGCTGTTTCACGTACGGAATATTCCTCTGATAGCAATAAACCGTTTAAATGGTCCGATTACCCTCAAACTAAAAAACAAATTGACGACATACAAAGGCATTTCGTAGAAGATATAAACGCAATTATCTATCGTGGTACGACCGAAGAATGGAAAAATAGTAATGAAGCACAGGATTTGATAGCAAACAGAGTATTAAAAGCATATAACGCACAAGTTGATAGAGAGAAATATAAAGTTTTGTATCAAGTAAATTCTGATGCTCTGAAAGCATTTCAAAACCGGAAGGATAAAGGATTCAATATATCGGCAAAACTCTGGCAGCAATCTATGATCTACAAAGAGGAATTGGAGGCTGCGATCTCATGCGCTATTCAAAAAGGAACCAGCGCTGTTACGTTGAGTAAGCAAATATCTCAATACTTACTTGATTTTCCATCACTGCAAAAAGATTATAAAGACAGATACGGAAGTGCTGAACATATACAAGATTGTGAATACAGATCTATCCGCCTAGCCCGTTCGGAGATAAACATGGCTTATCGAACATCCGAAAATGAACGTTGGAAGCAAATGGATTTCGTAGTAGGATATGAAATTAAATTAAGTTCCTCTCATCACAACCGTATGCCACATGGAGATATTTGTGATACACTTGCCGGAAAATATCCTAAAGATTTCAGATGGACAGGATGGCACCCGAACGACTTATGTTATAAAGTCCCTATCCTCAAAACAGAAGAAGAATTCTGGGAATGGGATGGACTGAGCGATGTTTCTACAGAAAGTATTAATGAAGTAAAGGATGTTCCTGACGAATTTAAAAAATGGGTACTTGACAACCAACAAAAGATTGAGAAAGCGCGGGAAAGAAACACCTTACCTTATTTTTTGAGAGATAACAAATCAATTGTTCAGAATATAAATACTGAAAATTCAGCTAAAGAGCTTGTTAATCGTGCTTCTTTAGTTGGGAAGGAGGTACAAAGTTTAGCAGAATCCATCGCTAAAAATAATAAAGGATTTGTAACTCCAATCAATTACAAAAGCATTTCATCAATAACAAGAAAAGCGACAACGGAGGGTATAACTCCATACGATATAAAAGACGCAGTTAGGACGACAATCATAGTTCCCAAATCACAAATAGATCAAGTCTTGAACGAACTATCTGAAAACGATTCGTTTGTGCGACTGAAAAGACAAAAGCCGGAATCATTTATGGGATATAGTGGCAATATAGTTAATATTCAAACATCTAACGGATTAATTGCTGAGATTCAAGTTAATACAGACCGTATGATTTATGCCAAAGAAAAACCGGAAGACGCAAAACGAATTCTTGGAGAAAAACGTTGGAAGGATATACAAAATCAAACAGGTATGAAGGGGGGGCTGGGGTATAAATATTATGAAGAATGGCGAGTATTAGACAAAGCTGATAAAAAGGCGCAAAAAATAGTTGAAAAATCAATCGAATATTATAGTCATTTCCAATAAAAATCACTATCTTTACATATAAAAATGAACCAGAAGGAATTATATAATAAATTACAGTCAGGCGAAACGGTTTATTTACTTGACGATTTTGAAGAAGCTGTTATCCGTTTATATTTCGATAACGGCCAAACAAAATCATATATAAAACATCATGGACGTAATGAAATAGAAATTCCGCAATCCGATGATACAGTGTGTGATATAATTCTTGGAGGAAAAGAGATTTCAAAATCAGAATATGACAAATACTAGTACTTTATTAGAAAAAGCTCTTCAAATAGCAACTGATGCGCATCTTTATCAAGTTGACAAAGCTGGGGTACCTTATATTTTCCATCCTATCCGTGTCTCAAACAGATGTTCTACTGATGACGAAAGGATTGTTGCTTTGCTGCACGATACAATAGAAGATACCGAAGTTACCGCTGAATATTTACTTATGGAAGGGTTTCCTCGTAATATAGTAGATGCTATACTTTCTGTCACTCGCAACGAGGATGAAAACTATGAAGATTTCATAAAACGCTCTAGGCTTAATCCTATAGGAAGACAAGTAAAACTACATGATTTAGAAGACAACATGGATATAACACGTTTGAATGAACTTACAGAAAAGGATCTTTACAGATTGAACAAATACATAAAAGCATATAAATATCTTAAAGAATAATCGCTGATGTACAATTACATTCAGTTTCACGGCACGAAGTACAAGATTACTCTCGTGCCGTGCGTTTATTATGATAGTTTAACATTAAAAGTGGCGTTGTTTATGTCACTTTTGCTACTTTTGTATCAGAAGCGTATGAAGATGTACGCCACAGAACTTGTCGTGTTGTGATTTGCTTCAATTTAGCACGATTGAACGAAACTCATTGCTCTAATGTTTAGTAAAGTTCTAAGCGAATAGTCTGCTGGCATACGTGCTACGCAGACTATTTTTGTAATTAAAACATTGTACAATGGACAGAAAACAACAAGTATTGTTGAGATTGAAACCGAAAGTGAAGGCATTCGGGTTCAATTCAAGGGAATTAAAGGGTATTGCTGCCAAGATTGCCGATAACCTTACTTCCGCAGATGATGCCTCAGATGAAGACGTAAATGCAGAAATTGACAAAGAGATTGACTCCGCATTACGTTACTTGCCTTTCGGCCAGTCACAAGCCAATCGCTTGCTTGATGAATGGAAGAAAAATCACCCTGAAACAGATGACGACGACAACGATGACGATGATGACGACGACGGAGCTTCGGATAATCAAAGACGTCAAGCTGGTTCAAACACCAAAAATCCCAAAAACAAAGGAAAGAATGATGATGCTCCGGAATGGGCTAAAGGTTTGGTTCAGACAGTACAAACACTGAATGACGAAATCGCAGCATTGAAAGGTGAAAAAGTTACCACTACACGTAGAGAGAAACTTGAAACCCTTTTAAAAGATGCTGGTACATTCGGAACTCGCACATTGAAATCCTTCAATAAAATGAAGTTTGAAAATGATGAAGAGTTTGAAGAATTCTATTCCGAAGTTGAGGAAGATTTAAAATCTTACAACCAAGAACGTGCCGACGCAGGACTATCTAGTTTGGGGAATCCTCCAGGTGCAGGAAGTAAGAAACAAGAAAAAAATGAAGTATTAACCGATGAAGAGGTTATAGCAATTGCTAAAGGCCTTTAATCAAAAGTAAAATTAAAATGGGCGCAAAAGCTGATTTAGTAAACGAACAGGAGACGATTTTAACCGGAATGGATTCGATTGTTATTCGTAACTATTTGGGCGGAATTATGAATGGGCGGACATTAGACATGACTGGATTTAAGCAGTCTGTAATTAAAGCCGGTCATATTGTTATCCGCGATACAGAGAACGATACCTATAAGCCAATGCCTGTTAACTCAGCAGGCACAGCTTACGAATCATTGCCATCTAATCATGAATACGTTGGTGTTGTTGTTTGTTCAAAACCTGCCGACAAGCCATTCGTTGGTATTATGTATGCTGGTGAAGTAAATGATGTGGCGAGTCCTTATCCTATTGACAGCATTAAGGCTGCATTAAAAACGGCATTGCCGCAATTGGCTTTTTTACACGATTAAAAAGGAGGTGAAAGATGAATGAATCATTATTTATTGAATTTGTAAAAAAAATATGGCCCAAATTGAGCCTATATGTGAAAGAAAAGATCAATGGAACAAATAAGAATTTGACCTATCTTCACAAAACTATGCTTACCAGAGTATATTCTCCTGATCAAAAATGGGAAGGTACTTCTGCTAACACTACTTATGTAGCAGCGGATATGGTAGCTATGGATTCTCCTTTGTCTCCCAAGAAACGTGACTCTATTGCACGTTCTAGTGGTGAATTGCCTAAAGTTGGTATTAAAAAGATTCTGAGAGAAACTCAGATCAACGCTATTAATATCATGAAAGCACATTTGTCTAATGCCACTACAGAGGAAGCGCAAAAATCTCTCAAAAACAGAATCTTTTCTCGATTAACTGATGACGGAACCGCATGTTCTGTTGGTATTGATGAAAGGAATGAAGCTAATTTCCTTACTGGGCTGTCTGATGGGGTTATTATTGTTGAAGGTGATGATGATAAAAATTCCGGTCTCGGACTTCGTGTAAATTATGGTTATTTGCCAGAACATAGTTTTGGTGTTGTTACTACCGGAGAAGTAACAGGTGATGATATTGAAAGAGTTATAGGTAAAGCCAACGATGACGGGAATAGCATTTCTGTTATCATGTTAGCGTTGTCTACCTATAACAAAATGCGTCAATCTCAATGGGCTAAGGAATTGGTGGCAAGTTATCGAGGGCAAACCTTTGATAATGAAACAAAGTTGCCTGTTCCCACTTCTACGTTGTTTGATGAAGCATTTTCTGATCAATATAATGGCATTTCATTCTTTAAGATTGATCGTTCTGTCACTTATGAAAAGAATGGTAAAAGAGTTTCTTATAAGCCGTGGAACGCAAATAAACTTATATTCCTTCCTTCTGCTGACAATGTAGGTTCTTTTGTATGGGGAACTTTGGCTGAATCTACTAACCCTGTCAAGGGAGTAGAATATACCATTGTTGATGAATATAAGCTGATTAGCCGTTACTCCAAAACAGACCCGTTGCAGGAATTTACGAATGGGCAGGCTCTTTGTTTGCCGGTTATTGAGAATGTAGACCAGATTTATTCATTGGATATTCTGGAAGCTCAAACAGTAGATACAACGAAAGAATCTGAGGATTCTACTGATGTAAAGATTACGATTTGGGGAGTAACTTACAAGAAGCCAGAATTTGTGACAGAATACAATAAAATCGCTGGTAAAAACTTGACTTCCACCGTTTCCGATGATAAACTTATCGCGGCAGTCAACAGATTGAGTGATGCAGACGAAGCATCGTTGAAAAAAGCGGTTGAATCCCATAAAACAACATAATCCATGAAGACAATTCAGCAAGCCCTTATAGACGAAATACATTACCCGATTCCAGCTGGTTTTGTAGAGAATGTTATGATTAAACGTAATCTCAAAGTTGATGAAGAGTTTGATTATGACGTTTCTCGTTCCAACGAATATCAGGGGGCATTAGCTGATTGTCTTTGGTCTTTAGTTCAGTCTATCAATTTTTCTGAAGCAGATAAGTCTTTTGGAGCTTTATCTGATAAAGACAAAGAGCGAATTTTGTTACGTGTCAACTCTATCTACAATACTATTGGTGAGCCTTCGGTAGAACTGGAGGCAAAGCCGATGGTATATGTAGGTGATTGCTTGTTGTAGAATGGCAGTATTGAATAGAAAACCCCACCGTTTGTCATATCTTGTATCCGGTTCTGGATATGATGATGAAAACGGCGATTATCATCCCGGTTCCTCTGAATGGAAAGGCGTGATACCTTGTGATGCCGTACCTGCTGGAAAAGCGGAACAAAGAGAGTTTGAGGATGGTGTTGTAAGAAGCTATTCATACACGGTTTATCTTCCAAGTGATTGTCGTACGTTTACTATTGGAGACAGGGTTAAGATTGATCTTATCGGAGAAATTGAAAGAGAATTTGAAGTGAAAGGTTTTCATCGTTACCAGCTTCAGTGTAAAATTTGGGTTTAGGATATGGGTATAAGAATGGCTACCAAACTTGATGAAATTCATAATACACTTATGAGGGAGGCACAACGGGTTGAAAGGCTAACAATACGCGCTTTGTCGTATCTTGGAGAACAATGTGTTATCAGGGTACGTGATAGAGGTGGTGATAAAAGTTGGTATGATCAGTCTGGTAATTTGCGTAGTTCAGTTGGCTATGTAATAGCCCGTAATGGCAGTATTATCCAATACTCGGACTTTAATCAGGTGAAGCAGGGTTCACAAGGTGTAAAAGTCGGTAAAGACCTGGCAGAAGAACTGGCTAGAAGATATTCCAATGACTATGTTCTTGTTATTGTTGCCGGAATGAATTATGCTGAATATGTAGAAGCGATGGATAACAAGGATGTATTAGCATCAACGGAGCTATGGGCTATAGAACAGGTCCCTAAGATGCTTGAAAAACTGAAAAAACAGATTGCTAGATGAAATCGGACATTGAAATACAGAAGTTTGTCTATCACAAGATTAAAGGTACAGCTCTTGAACAAAATGTTACTGGAAAATTGAGTGATAGAGGTAGACCTAACAAATCAGACAAGGAAGATATTGTCATATCAGTACTTGCTAATGAGGGGTGCGGTCAAATTCAACGGGCTTATGTGAATATCAATGTTTACGTTAGTGACCAATGGAATGAAGATACGAAACAATGGGAACGAAATACAGTCCGTGTAGGCAAATTATGCGAATTATGTAAGTTCCTTTTCTCCATACGAGAGGAAGAGTATCATACGGTACCTAAGCAATGTTCTCAGAAAACCATTCCAACAGGAGTGACCTTTGAAGATGGACATACCGAACATTTCATTAATAACAAACTGTATATTGAGATAAATAACGAATAATTATTAACTATATTAAATGATATAGAATTATGGCAGTAATCGGGTGGGGGAAACCACGTATATTTATTAAAGATTTGGATGCAAGTTCTCCAAAGTGGGAAGAGCTTCCGACTCCTGTAGAGGATTCTACACAATTGACAACAACCAAAGGAGATAAACAGGAAGCCAAGATTGAAGGTGGGGAAAACGAAGACGTAAAGTATGGCAAAAATACTTATGCTCTTGCTCTCAACATTCGTGCCGCAAAGGGACGCAAAAGACCTATTAGTGATAGTGATGGTGTAGTTGCTCACAATTACGCTATTGCGTTACAGCCGGAGGATCCGGAAGTTCAGGGTTTCTGTATGGAAAAGACTACTGTTTCTGTTGAAGATACATTTACTACGGCAGATGGTGGTGTTTGGGCGTATATGTTTGATGCATTAAAACCTGGTTCCGACAAAAAGCAAATTCAATGGGGTAAAATTATTGTCACTCCGAACACTGGTACACCAACTAAAATTGAATGTGATCCAGAAGATGAATCCGGAGATGGGGATAAGTTTGAAGTAGCTCATAATCCGGGTGTAGGAGGTTAAGTTTTGATAGGTGATGCCGAGCGTGGGGGCGTAGTACCCACGTGTTTTGCGGAGATGGTGTAATGGCTGCATATATATCATCCAGATATCAGGTTACGGTTCAAATCCGTATCTCCGCTCTGTTTTTTGAGAATCTGATTTGTTGTTCATAATTTAATGTCGGTTGTCTGGGAAGATAGCCGATAAAAAATAATTGATGATGAAAGAAACTATAAAAGATATAGACGCGGATATTGCTGATGTAATAATGAGCGTTCCGAGAGGATTTAAAGTGGGTGAAAGAAAGTTCTATCTTTATCCTATTACTCTTGGTAAAACATATCTTATTTCACGCCTTATGTCTTCCTTGAATATAAATCTAAAAATAGTACACGCTAATCCATACATGGAGGCTTTAAGGCTATGCCAAGACAAGAAAAATATTGTATGCCGTATATTATCCTATCACACAATTAATAAGAAAAAAGATTTGTTTGATAATGATGTGATTCAGGAAAGATGTGATTTTTTTATTAAAGAACTTGATAATGAAAGTTTGGCACAACTGCTTGTAATGGTCCTTTCAGAGGGGGATATATCTCAATTTACTAAGCATTTAGGCATTGACAAAGAAAAAGAGTGGCAAGAAAAGGCGATGAAGGCTAAAAGAGACAATAATTCTTTCGTTTTCGGTGGAAAAAGTATATATGGTACACTAATAAGTTCTGCTTGTGAACGTTATGGCTGGACTTTTGAATATGTTGTATGGGGAATAAGCTATGCCAATCTGCAACTACTTCTTGCCGATTCTATAACGTCTATCTATTTGTCTGACGAAGAACGTAAGCGAGTTAATATACCTAAAGACCGCAACGTGATAAATGCTGATGATCCGGCAAATATGGCAAGGATTAAGGCAATGAAATGGGATTGATTCAACATAAATGTATGCAATAACTGGGTTTCTTCGGAAATAACCCCAGTTTCTTCCGAAATAATACGGTATTATTCCGTGATTAATCACTGATTATTCCGTGATCACTACGTGAACACTACGTAATCACTACGTTAACACTAAGTGATTTTTAAAATATCTTAATTATCATCTGTTTTATATCGAATACAGATAAATATATCTATATTTGCATCTGTAACAAGTACGAGATGTTACCAGACATTGATTCAGTATTCTCCTGTACGGAGTTTATATATGAATAGCCTCGTAGTAGCTCGTACCTATTACGGGGCTTTCTATTTAAAGCCAGTTATACAATCGGTTCTATCAGTGCCAACCGTTCCGAACTTTGACAGCGGAGAGATAAAATAGCTCTTATGTTTTGCACTATATGTCTTTTATTGGAAAGTCCTGCTCTGTTCCTATCACCTAACAACAGGCGCCCAAGCGTTGTATTACGATAACCAATAAGGGATGAATCAAAGATATTGGAGAAGTATTGAGTGTTAAAGCAACAAAATGGATAATTGAAGTTTAATAAAGTCCATCCACCTCCTAATAATTATCTTGGGAGAAAGGGTGAGGTATAAAATTAGTCAACATGGAAGAGATATATTCGTTTGAAGAAATTGCAGATTATATCAATAAGCGTAATTTAGCCGTATCTCCTGAGTACGTTGTTAGTTATTGGACAAAGAAAAAATGGATAACTAAGAAAGGGACTCCTGTAAAAACATTAGCTGCTGTTGTTGATGTTGCTAATAGCATATTTCTCACTAAAAAGAGAAGAGAGAAAGGAGAGCCAACTTCTAATTTAAAATCTCTTCGGAAAATGAAGAGAGAAAAAGAAAAATTAGAATATACTAAATTTACCACTTATAATAACCAACTTCAAGATGATAGATGGATAGCGTTTAGAAACTTTGTTCTTACAGCAAGAGGGAAACGTTGTGAAAAATGTGGGAGTGACAAACATATTCAAATACATCATCCATATTATATTAAAGGAAGAGCTGCATGGGAATACAACTGCTTAGATGTTATCGTATTATGTAGTTGTTGTCATGAAAAAGAGCATCACATTTAAAAGAACAATATAACTTTAAATTATAGTTTATGAATGAACTTGTTTTCAAAGGTCAGAATGACCAAGTTTTAACAAGCAGCCTATTCAGTCTAAAAGTAAAGGGCAATAAATCACGATAGGCTTTGTGTAACCATCGTGATTTATTGGTAGTAAAATAGAACATATATAGCATCTAATTAGGAAACTATTTCTCCAGTATCCTTATTTAATATCAGATGGTATTTCTTTTTTTCTCCTACTTTGGTAGTGGCTTCAATGTCTAATATTACGTTATCTTTATCTAATGAATATATGGATTGGTTAACTCTTATCTCTTCATCGGTGATGGGTACCTGCCAAATTAGATATTCATCATATATATACATTGAAAGGTCGACACACATAACCATATTGTCATAGATATATACCATATTACTGTAAGATATAGGCAAGTAATTATTTCTTTCAATTTCTTTAATCCATCCTTCGGTACCTGTAGCATTATTCCCAATTGTCTGCTTTAAATCACTATCCAATACTCCAATTTCGTAACCTCCTGTTCTTGTGGTTATATAAATGGCAACATATTCTCCATACCAATCTGCTATTGCTTCTGGATAGAAGACAGTTTCTTCAAAGCCATTATTATGTTCTTTATCAAAATATTCTTTTTTAAGGACCTTACCATCTTTTATTTTCAAGATGAATTTATGTGGGTGATTAGCCATATTTGCGTATAAGC